TTGACTTCAAAAGTCTTCAGACACTGTCCTGATTGCTTTAAGAAATTTAAAAGTGAGAAGGTTAACAAGAAAGATTTGAAGATTAATGAGGTTAAGAAACCTGTTGAGGTAAAAAAACCAGTTAAAAAGGTTGAAAAAAATGATGTGAAGGGAACGTGTAAAAAATGTTCTTCCCCAGTTGGTATTAATACTCGTATAAATAAACCATTTGCTTATTGTCTTAAATGCAATAGAGATAGAGTTGAACTCTTGGATGGAAATTATGTTAGGGAACCTGTTTCTCTTAAAGTGACAGGGAATATACCTAAATACCATCAAAATCGAGCTGAGTATGCTAATAAGGGAATTGTTGAGCGTCATGCTAAGTTGCCTGTTTCTTTAGCTGGAAATGTGTTGCAAGTCTATAAAGGTGATAATCTTATAGGATATGGCACGTTAATTTCTAAGAAAGCCTTAATCGTTACTGGTCATGGTGATTTCAGGGAATTAACACATTGTGTTGCAAAAGGGGTCGGAAAAGTCTCATTAAAGAAGAGATTTGAGGTTGCTGAACCAGGCTTGATAGATACTATTTTCGCTTATGATCTTGAGAAAGAGGTCACTTATGTGAATATAGCTAGAGCTGTTCCCTCTAAAGAATTTAGAGGAAAGGTGCAATCCCGATCAAATGATCAAGTGTCATCGTTTTATACTTTTGATGATGATAAGTATAAAGCATTACAATATGATGTTGATTCATCATATGGTGACTGTGGAGCTTTTGTCATAGATAGTGATAAATTTGTAATGGTAGGTTTACATTGTGGTGTTAAGAAGAATACCAAGGATAAAACCTCTTCAGTACGAGTTGGACTCGGAATTCCATTTACTCCATTTGTTTTGAAGCAGTTATCTGCTTTTTAATAAACAACTCTTTATTTCCAAACATCACCTATAAAAAACTTATGGGGTCGGAACCTAGAATATTCCACCACTTGAGTTTGTTAGGATTTTTAATCCGTAAGAAAATGTCTTCGAGAAGTCAGTTTATACCTGATTTGTCGTTGCCTCTAGAAAAAGAGGACTTAATTTTACATTCTCAAACTGGTGATGGATATCATATTGCTGAATTAGGTGATTATGAAGAGTTGCTTGATCGTTTGGCTAAATATGATCATGATTGTGTACCAGTTGACACAGATATTGCAAAGTTCTGTATTAACTACTTTCTTGATCGTATTCCTAGTTGTGCCTTTGTGACCAATGAATACGCATTTCAATCATTGAACAAGAATGCCTCTCTTGGCTTTGCAGCTAAGAAGGTTGGTCTAATATCTAGAAAAGATTTAGACTTGCAAAATTATCTTGATTCATATGTTGAGATGTCCACTCATAGTACTCCGCGTGTGATTGTTAACGCGGCCCAGAAAGATGAATTACGAGTTGATGGAAAAACCCCTCGTTTATTTACTTCTTTCCCTGTTGAACATACTTATTTAAGTTCTATTGTTTTCTCTGACTTTTTACGTCAATTTTATGAAAACAGATTTTGTGTCAACAAGACTGTGTCAGCTGTAGGTGATGCCATGCAAAATGGTGCCCTCGCAACATATAAATATGAATTATCGAAGAGAGAGTATTTGTATTGTTCTGACACTAGTGGGCAGGATTCTTCTGTTAGTCCTGAGTTTATGCATTTAGTGTTTGGCCAGTTAAGAAAGCTTTATAATTTTTCAGAGGAAGAGTCGAATATGTTTGAAACTATTCGTACAAACTCAATTGATAAAGTGATTTCTGTTAATGGCTTATTATATTTAGTTCCGATTGGACTCGGTAGTGGAGATTATCTTACTGTAGTAATAAATATAATGTGGAGACTTTATATGGCTGTGAAAAGCTATTCAAAAAGTAGAGATTATACCCAATATTTTCAACATAATTCAACCATTATTAATGGTGATGATTATATTAGTTCTAGTGACTTTGGTGATCTTGATTTGTCTTCACAACACGCAACTATAGAGTGGAGTGGCAGGCCATCTAAGTGGTCTGAAATGGATTTTTGTTCTTGTAAGTTTTACCCTTATGTTCATCATGATGAAAAGAAAGTTTTGTCAGTTTTGAACTCAAGGAAGAAAAGATCTCAGAGCTTTTCGCCAGTGGCTGAAATGCAAAGATTAGGAGGTCTCTTACATACTTTGTCTACACGTTTTGTGTACAACAAAATCCTTTATAAGATGATGAAATTAAGTCAGAAATATCATTTAGATACTGAGTTTAGAGCTCAGTTTATTTCTTTTACCCAATTGTATACTAATTACAATTGCGATTTTGAATTTCATTAATCTTATCCATCGTGACCAGTTCATGTCGGTAAACTGAACTCCTTACTATTGTGTAAATACTTAGTCTGAGGGAAAAATTAGTAAGATATGAATGAAAAACATATTCTGAAAATTTGATCGTTGTTTGGGTGAAGGCTTAATTGATTTGCCTGTGCCAAGAAATTTGGGTGCAGGCTTAATAAATCAGCCCATTTTAAAATACTTTAGTATTTTAAACTTTCTCTTGTAGGTTAACAAAGACTTTATACTATGATAAAAGGTAATAAACAACAAAACAACGGAAACAATCGTCAACGTAAGCGTAAGCCTACGAAACAACCACAAAATCAACCTGTTGCTAAGCGTCGTAAACGTAATAAGAAGAATTACGTCCCTATGGTTAGGGGTTTCAATGTACGTCGTGGTCAAAAAGGTACTGCAAAAAATCTTAGAATGCCAGTTGGTAATTCTTATGGTACTGGTTTTGGTGGTGCAGCAAGTAAGAAACGCGTTATTGTTGCAGAAAAAGAGTATATTGGTGAAGTTACAGTAGCCAATCAACCAAATTTTAATGTTGCTTATACTCTTCCAATTAATCCTGGTCAGGCTAGTACTTTTCCTTGGCTCTCCGGTATTGCAAAACAATATGAGAAATATTGTTTCAGAGAATTGGTTTTTATTTTTAAACCTGAGGTTACTCAATTCACTGCTAACACTAACACTGGTAAAGTTATTTTATCAGCTGATTATGATGCTAGTGATGCGCCTCCAGGTTCAAAGCAACAGATGGAGGATACAGATCCCCATGCTGATGGAATGCCTTATGAAACTATTGTTTTGCCTTTAAACATTAGTGAACTTCATAAGAATTCTGATGCTAAATTTGTCCGTCCTGGTGGATTACCAGGTACGTCTGACATAAAGACTTATGATGCAGGGAATTTGTTTCTTGCAACAGATGGTCAAACTGCCAACAATGTTGTTGGAGAACTGCATGTTGCGTATGTAGTTGAACTTTCAGTTCCAGTTCTTGAAAATTTGGCTCAAGCACCTATAAACAATAGTGTGTCTTACTTAACTGATACTTATGGAGCTTTTACTGCAAATACTCCATATACTTGCACTTTTTCACAAGTTGCAACTGCCAATTTTACTTCTGTTAATGGATTAAATGTCGTTAACACAGCTGGAACTCTTGTACCGCCTCCAGGTAATTATTTGCTTGATGTTACTTGTAATCTAAATGATCCTGGAGCACTTGACTTTGATTCTGTTGAGGTCAAAGTCAACAAAAACGCCAATTCTTTGCAGGTTTATAACGGAGGTTCGATGGCTTTCATTTCATCAACTGGTTATATTCAACAAATGACTTTGTCTGGTACTTTTTACATTTCTTGTAATGGTACAGATGCAATTACAGTTGTTATTCAACCTAACTTTACTGTTGCACAATTGGCTGGAGTCACTTCTTTGCGTTTAGTGGCCATTTAAAAATAAAGTTTTTATCTTTATTCTCTGCGGAGTTTCTTTCTTTTGTGCGAAAGCACACTTTTATGTTTCATTGTTTAGGTGAACTGAATTTTTTTGTAAATTTTCAAAATTAATTCAGTTCCTTGACGATGTGACTTTAAGTACACGTTAAACTGAGTTGGTTTTGGAAATTTATTTCCTTTGCTTCAACACCTGTTTACTAAAAAAC